AGTTTTTAAGTTAGTATTGCTCACATTGGTGAGATTTCCATCTATGTGAACCACAGTAACCTGTTCTCTATAGATTGGTTTGAAGTTGCAATATTCACATTTCCTTTTTGGTTTGTATCCTGCAAGATGCCAACTAGGTTTCACAGGCTTGTGCAACTTCAAACACTGTTCACATTTTTTTCTATAGAACACTCTATTGTCTTTGTGATAGTTTATAGCACATGCTCTAATGTTACATTCTTTGCAAATGGGCCTCATAACAGTGTTATTTACACACCTTTAAAGGCAAACTTCTAAAAATGGCTATTATAAAGGTTTTTAATAAATACTGTATAGAATTCTAACGAGAGGAATAAAAATATGGCACTAGTATCACCAGGTGTAGAAGTTACTGTAACCGACGAAAGCAATTACGTTGCTTCAGAAACAGGAACTGTCGCAAGTATTTTAATTGCAACTGCACAAGACAAAACACAGGGTTCTGGATCAGGAACTGCTTCAGGAACAACATCTGCAAACGCAGGAAAAACTTTCTTAATTGGAAGTCAAAGAGAATTAGTTAATACTTTTGGTAATCCAAACTTTTACAAAAGTACAGCAGGTTCACAACTTAATGGATATGAACTTAACGAATATGGTTTGTTAGCGGCTTACAGTTTATTAGGTGTAAGCAACAGAGCATATGTAACTAGAGCAGATATTGACCTAGGACAATTGACTGCATCAAGTTCAAGACCAACAGGTAGACCTAGTAACGGTACAATTTGGTTTGATACAAGTACAGATAGCAAATTTGGTATTTTTGAATGGAATAAAAGCACAGGAGTGTTTACAAACAAGATACCAACAGTAATTACAAGTACAAGTGATTTAGATGGTGGTGTGCCAAAAACTTCAATTGGTGCAATTGGTGATTACGCCGTAGTAGCAACAAACGTTAGCAATCCAACTTACTATAAAAACAGAAGCAATGCATGGGTATTAGTGGGTAGTTCAAGTTGGCAGATTGCTCATCCTACTATTGCAGGAACAACAGCAAGTCCAACACTTACAAACTCAAACAGTATTGTTATCAACGGTACAACAGTAACACTAAGTGGTACTACTGTATCAGCACTTGCATCAAGTATTAATAGTGCAAGTATTACAGGTGTAACAGCCGCGGCAATTGATAACAAAATTGAAATTTATGCAACAAGCAGTGCCGCTTCAGATGGATCAACAACTGATGGAAAGATACTCCTTGCAAACGGATCAGGTACAATTTTAAGTGCTACAGGATTAAGTGCTGGAACATATGCAAGACCTGTGATTGCACAAGCAGAACACTATAATGTACCAGAATGGAAAACATCTGATACTACACCAAGACCAACAGGTAGTGTGTGGATTAAGACAACATCAGTTAACTTAGGTGCAAACTTTGACATTAGTGTATATGACACTTCAAGTAACACTTTTAGTTCTGTTACTGCTCCATTATATGAGAACGATAGAACTGCACTGAAAAACTTAGATACAACAGGTGGTAAGAATATTGCAGTAGGTTCTTACTATGTACAATTTGACGTTACAGAAAACGACACTGTAACTTACAAAATTTTTAGAAGATATGCCTCAGGTGATTTAGAAGTAACAGGAAATGTTACTACAGCAAGTTTAACTGGTGGTAATACTTTTACTATCCAGGCAAGTGCCGCAAACAGCACAACACTTTCTACTGCAACAACTGTAACACTAAGTGGAACAACACTTACTTCGTTAGCAAGTGATATTAACGGTGCAGGTGTAGACAATGTAAGTGCAGAAATACTTACAAGTGGTGCAATAAAAATTAAACATACACTAGGTGGTGTGATTAGATTAAAAGATACTTCAGGTACGCCTATAGCAACTGCAGGTATTGTAACTGGTATTACAACTGGACAGGTTAGAGCAGGTAATGACAGTGACTTAATTTTAAGTAACTGGGTCGCTCCAACTTACACAGCAAGTAGCAGTCAACCTACATCAGATCCAAGCAACAACCAATACTGGTACAGCACAGGACTTGAAGCAGACATTATGATACACAATGGTACAACTTGGAAGGGTTACCAAAATGTAACAAATGATGCTAGAGGACACAACTTATCAAACACAAGTCCAGATGGTGTAATTTTCAGCACCACAGAACCAACAACACAAAGTGATGAAAGTTCATTAGTACTTGGTGACCTTTGGATTGATAGCAGTGATTTAGAAAACTATCCAAAAATCTACAGATATCAAAGTGTTGATAGTGAAAACAAATGGGTATTGATTGACAATACAGATCAAACAACAGAAAATGGTATACTTTTTGCTGATGCAAGATTTATGGGTGATACCACAACTGATGTTGTTACAGGTACTATCCCAACAACAAAAACATTGTTAACAGACGATGATGTTGATATTGATAGACCAGATCCAACAGTGTATCCAAAAGGTATGTTATTGTTTAACACAAGACGTAGCACATACGGTGTAAGACAATTCAAGAGCAATTACTTCAGCAGAACAAATTTTTCTGATACAACATTGTATCCAACATTGCCAACAGAAAAAGATGCATGGGTAACAGCAAGTGGTAACAAGTCAGATGGATCACCATACATGGGCAGAAAAGCACAGAGAGTAATTGTTTCAAACGCAATGAAATCTGCATTAGATAGTTCCACAGAATTACGTGAAGATTCAAGGAACTTTAATGTTATTGCCACTCCAGGTTATCCAGAACTAATCAGCAACATGGTGTCATTAAACAATGATAGACGCCAAAGTGGTTTTGTAATTGGAGATGCTCCGTTTAGATTAAATGCAACAAGCACAGATCTACAAAATTGGGCAACTAACACCAATGCCGCAAGTGATAACAGTGAAGATGGATTAGTAACAAGCGATCCATATTTGGCTGTGTTCTACCCTAGTGCGTTGTCAAATGATCTAAGCAATAACAGTGTTGTTGTTCCGGCTTCACATGCAATGTTAAGAACTTTTGCAAGAAGTGATGATATCAGTTTCCAATGGTTTGCACCAGCAGGTTCTAGAAGAGGATTATTAGATAATGTCAGTAGCATTGGATACATTAATAAAAGCACAAGTGAGTTTGTAACTGATAATGTAAGAGAAAGTTTAAGAGATACACTTTATTCTAACAGAGTTAATCCATTAACATTCTTCCAAGGACAAGGATTAATGAACTATGGTAACAAAACTAGAGCAGTAACAACTAGTGCATTGGATAGAATAAATGTTGCTAGACTTGTTGCATACTTGAGAAAACAACTACAAAGTATTGCACTAGGTTTTGTTTTCGAACCAAACGACAAAATTACAAGAGATGAGATTAAACAGCAAGTAGAAAGTACACTAAACGATTTAGTTGCTAAGAGAGGTATATATGACTATCTAGTTGTGTGTGATGAAACAAACAACACAACAACAAGAATAGATGCAAATCAGTTGTACATTGATGTAGCAATTGAGCCAGTCAAAGCCGCAGAGTTTATTTTCATACCAATAAGATTGAAAAACACAGGCGAAATTGCTTCAGGTAATATAGCCGCCGCAAACACTGTTTAAGACGTCTTAAATAAACAAAAAAAGTAGGGGTCATTGGTTTGACCCCTTTTTTTATGATGGTAAAGTAGATAAATACTTTATAAGAACAATATATTAAATTAGGAGCGACTAGATGTCAGTTTCATCATTAAGCAAATTTACAGTACCTTTGGACAGTGACCAATCTGCTAGTTCACAAGGTTTATTAATGCCAAAATTAAAATACCGTTTTAGAGCGATGTTTGAAAACTTTGGTGTATCTACGCCTAGAACAGAATTAACTAAACAGGTTGTTGATATAACTCGTCCAACAGTATCATTTGACGAGTTGGAAGTACCAATTTACAATAGTAAAGTTTACTTGATTGGTAAACATACATGGGAGTCAGTTAACGTAAACTTACGTGATGATGTCAACGGTAGTGTATCAAGACTAGTAGGCGAACAAATACAAAAGCAATTTGATTTTATGGAACAAGCAAGTGCAAGTTCAGGAATCGATTACAAATTTATCACAAGATTTGAAATATTAGATGGTGGTAATGGTGCAAGTACACCTAGTGTACTCGAAACTTGGGAACTGTATGGTTGTTTTGTAACAAATGCAAACTATGGCGATTTAAATTATGCATCAAGTGAGCCAGCAACTGTAGGTATTACAATTAGATTTGATAACGCAGTACAAACACCACTAGGTGAAGGTATTGGTGCTAGTGTGGCAAGGACTTCAGGTACTGTCGTAACTGGCTAATAGGAGAATTCCGTGGCCAACGCTAACAACTTTTTAAAACCTATTTCTGGAGATAATTCTGTACGTGACTACAAACATGCTAATAAAACGTTTGTAGAAAGTAATTATCAGTTATCTCCAAGATTAGGTAACTTATTTCATGTAATTTTCGAATTTACAACAGAAGCAGTAAATCTACTTGACAGTGTAGAAAAACTGGAACTACCTCTGTTGGTTAAAACAGCAGATTTGCCACAATTTACTATACAAACTGAAACACATAACCAATACAATAGACAGGTTCACAGTCAGCAAAAAATAAATTACTCTCCTATAAGCATAACATTCCATGATGATCAAAGTGATTTGATCAGAAGTTTATGGAACACATATTACAAATTTTTCTTTAATGACAGCAAGTATTCTGAAACTGCTAGTGCTTACAACACAGACAACAGATATGCTAATCGACCTGGCACCAGTTGGGGATTACAAAATGGTAATGTAAGATTTTTTAGAAGCATTAAAATCTACAGTATAATGCAACAGAGATTTGCAGAGTACACACTTATCAACCCGAGCATTAATGCTTTTAATCATGACACACATGCTTATGCATCAACAGCCATGATGCAACATGTTGTACAGTTTAATTACGAAGCAGTTAAATATGCAAGAGGCACTGTAAACAATGTAAATCCAAAAGGCTTTGGTGAAATACGTTATGATAAAGAACCAAGTCCATTGGGAAGTTTAGCAAACCAAAATTTATATTGGAATGGAAATGATCTAGTAAATGTTGCCAACAGTGCTTTAAATGATCTTGCCAGTGGAGATTATTTGGGAGCATTAAGCAGTGGTATAAATTTATTCAATAACTTCGAAAATGTAGATTTTAAAGGAATATTGGCAAATAATGCTGAAAATATTGCCAGTGCTTTTTTACAAACACAGGCCAGAGGTATACAATCTGGGCAGACAGTGTTTCCAAAAGTTAACACAAGACAGATAGAAAATAGCCAAAGAGTAACTTTACAAGAGCCTAGTGTACAAGCAGGCACTAGAATAACAAGTAATGGTGTTAACATAACCTCTACAACACATGCCAATATACAATATAACCAAGAATTAGATCATGGTAGTGCTACTACATTACCATATAACTCATACAATAAATTTCAAGGCAATAAGATATCTGACTATCAGACGCTTGGATTTAACACGGACAAAGTAAACACAATAGGTGATAAAGTAACACAGATGCAAAACCGTGCAAGTTCCTTGACAGTACAATTAAACAAATTGAGTATGAATCCCACACCAGATAATGCACAGCAAAGAAAAAATTTACTGAATGAGATACGCAGTTTAAACCAAAGATCAAATGATTTACAGAGGTTCAAATAATGTCACAAGATACAAATTTACAAATTATAAATGTTGAAGATGATTTTGATCAAAGAGTTCAAGATTACTTTACAAATTATTTTCAACTACCATTTAAACTTAATCCAGGTGAATTTGATACAGCGAAAGCATTTTTCCTCAAAAGAACAAACAATAATGTTGATGCCGCGGCCGCACTAACAGCCGCATGTATAGACAGTGCAAACAATTTGAATGTATTTTTAATTGACATAATCAATGAATTTGAAAAAACAACGGATCTGAAAGCGGCACTACCATTGTATTTGAACAGTTCTAGAAGAGGAAGCAGTATATTAGGCTATGTAAACAGCAATAGAGGTACAAGTGCTAATATACTAAGGCAGGTAAATGCATAGATGCCTAAATTCGCAAATGGTAAGTATCAACTAACCAACCCAAACAAATACGCAGGAAACAAAGCACCAACTTATAGAAGTGGATGGGAACACACTTTTATGAGGTTTTGTGACAACAACAGCAGTGTAATAAATTGGGCCAGTGAACCTGTACAGATACCATATAGAAATCCTCTATCAGGAAAACAAACCATATACGTACCAGACTTTTTGATCATGTATCAAGACAAGCAGGGCAAAAAAAGAGCAGAGTTGATTGAAATAAAACCAAAATCACAAACACTGATCAATGAAAAAACCAATCAAAAAGACAAACTGAGCATTGCAATAAACCATGCAAAATGGGAAGCCGCCGCCAAATGGTGCAAAATCAAAGGTTTACGTTTCCGTGTAGTAACCGAAGACGATATTTACCACACTGGCAAACGCAGAGGATAAGTAAAAGTGTATACAAAAATATGCGAACTTTGTAGTAAAGAGTTTGGCTGTAATCCCAACACATCAGAATATGATGTATGTTGGTGTCAAAAACTACCAATCGTAACTTCACAAATTCCAACCAAAGACTGTGTTTGCATACAATGTTTGAGAGAAATACATGACAAAGAAACTAGAACAACTGTTTGAAATAGAAGAACCAGAAGATAAAGTTGCTGAAGATGTTTTGGTGCCAAAAGATGGTACACCAGAAGAGATACAAAAACAAATTACTATTGCAAACAAAATTGATGCCGCATTACCAAGTGTAAATGATCTTGAAGTAAGCGACAGAGAAATGGATGACATAGCCGCAGAGGCTCAAAAAACATTTCAAGATCTAATGGATTTAGGCATGAATGTAGAAGCCAGATATGCAGGTGATATATTTAATAATGCAACAAAAATGTTGGACACTGCTCTAAGTGCCAAAGCACATAAAGTTAATAAAAAACTAAAAATGGTACAGTTGCAGATACAAAAAGCAACACTTGACCAAAAAGAAAGAAGATATCATGACAAACAAATTGATCAACATGGTACACAAGATGGCGATGGTGTGGTGTTAAATCGCAACCAATTATTAAGAGAAATATTAGACAAAAAAGAATAAATACATATATATTTGAGGATCGTAAATGAAAAGTTTAAAAGTATATCTAACAGAATCACAACAACAGTACAATTTTCGTTTTAAAATTGCTAATGAACTTGATGAAAACCAAGTCAATCAAATTGAAACACTGTTAGACAAATATGAATTACAAAAAATATCAAAACCAAAAAAAACTCCTGTGCAGGAGCATCCAATGGATTTCCAAACACTGAACAATGCAGAAGTTTTTATTATTGATGCTGAACTTAACTATCCAGTTACAGCAAATCAACTGTATGAATATATTTCCCAAGAACTTAAGATCCCAGCAAGTCATCTTGTAGTAATCAATCAAGACAATCCAGAAGAGATTGCTAGAGAACAACAGGTTGGTAAAGAAGAAGAAGAGTATGTTACCAAACTTACAGATGATGAATACAAAGATGAAACAAAACATGATGTAGCAAAAGTATTTGGTGATGAATATAATGCAAGTATGTTGAAAGAACTTGAGACTCGCAAGTATGAATTTGCAAAGGAAGAAAAATAATGCCAATAGTAATTACACCAACAAATAAAGGTCGCGACGATATGGGTGGCGGGGGAATGGACATAGCCAGAACACCTATGAAAAAGAAAAAAGTGGTTATTAAAAAAGAAGCAGTAGGCCAATATGCAGATCCTATATATGATTTATTAGACGAGTTAGATATAAAAGACAACATTGTATTAGATGAATTGATTAGATACATGAGTGGTGATCAGATAGAAGATTTTGTTGCAGACTTTAGACGTAATCATGATATGACAGCACCAATGGATGAGGATGAAGTTATGCAAAACAACGATATAAAAGAATTACAGAAATTAGCAGGTCTTGATGAAGGTAAGGTAAAGGCACTGCTAATGGACATGGAAGAGGATGCTGTTGACATGTCCAAACAAGAATTTATTGCCAAGTACGGTGAATACAACGTTGATGTATGGAATAACGTACAAAAGCAAAAAGCAGAAATGGGCGAAGATGCAGTAGAAGATGCAGTAGATGAAGACTGTGGATGTGAAGAAGAAACTGTAGATGAAGATACAGTTAATATTCCAGTGCGTGAACTACAAGATCTTATGAGATTAGCAGGACTTAAAATTGAAGAATATGCTAATGAGCCAGAAGAAGAATACATGGATTCAGAAGAGCAACTTATTGGACTAAGTGGTGGATTGAATAGACCAAAAGTCATGTATCCAACAGTAGCAGGTGGTGACAACCCAATGGCAGTTAAGCCTATCAAAGTTGACGAAACTGAAGCAATGTCTAAAAAATATTCAGACTTTTTAAAAGAAGAGGAGTCTCAACTTGCTGAAAGAAGCAAAGGAGAAAAACCTGGTTTTGCAGGCGCTGGCAACAGTATAGATGGTAGAAACATTGCAAAACCAAAGATTCCTAGTCCACAATTAAAGCCACGACCAAAACCAACACCTAAGTCAAAGCAAGGTGCGTTTATGGGAGGCGGAATT